CGGTAAGGCCATCAGCAATACTAAATGCAATACTCCTGCCTCTGTCTTGAATGTCCTCGGAATACTTCTTAATAGCAACATCGAGTGCGTCAAGGAAATCAAGAAGGCCTTTTCCTAAAGCATCAGCGATCCTTCCACCACTTTCAGAAAAGCCCTCGATAAGTTTAACGACGAGGTCTGTTCCTGCCTCAATTACGTCGTCTGCTTCATCTTCTAATGCTTTAAAGAACGCTTTAATAAATTCTGCCACCGCTTCAACAATATCATCAATGTTATCTGTAAAACCTTCAATCAGTTTAATTAATAATTTTGCGCCCTTGTCAACTAGGTCGGGCATATGCTCATCAAGCGTGTCCATGAGCTTATTAATCAGCATTACCACCATGTCAATGATCTTTGGAGCCATTTCGGTAATCGCGTCAATTAGTGACTGAAGTAATGTCATAAGTGCCGCTGTAAACTCCTCGCCACCTTTGGATATAGCTTTAGCAAAGGCAATGATCCCTTCACCAAACTTCTTAGCAGCTAACGGAATAAGCTCAAGAATCTGTGTAACAAAGAGTACAATAGCTTTTCCCGCAAGAGCACTAATTCCAGCAAGTGCGGCAAGAGCTGCTCCAAAGAGAGAAACGCCTAAACCTACAGCCATAAGTCCAACTCCAACAAGCGCAACTGCGACGCCAATTAGCACAAGCACAGCAGCTAGACCAAATAAACCAGGCAACGCTGGTATAAGTGCCATACCTGCGACACCTAGAATAAGAAGTACTGCCGCGAGGACAGCAAGACCCGTACCAATCTGCGTCCAACTCATAGAGCCTAATAGTACAAGTACGGGGGCTAATATTGCTAATGCTGCTGAAACGACTATAAGTGCGGCTGCGCCAGGGAGTGCGCCAGTCATAAGTGCCATTCCACCGGCAATAATCAAGAGNGCCCCTGCTAACACAGTACCGATCTTACCAATATCCTCCCAAGAGAAGTTCTTAAAACCAGCGAGCACTGGGCCAAGAATCTCTAAGGCCTTAGCTATGATTACAAGTGCTGCTGCCCCAACGAGAAGCATCGGGTTTTTCATTATTAGAAGTGCACCAGCAATAATTCCCAGAGTGCCAGCAAGCATCGTGCCTACTTTACCAATCTCCTCCCAACCCATTGCTGCCCATTCTTTGAATACCTTGCCTAGAATTTTCATAGCTATACCAACAACAAGGATCGCGCCTGCGGCCATTAATAATGAACCACCATCGCCAGTAAGTTTATCAAATAAAACAATAGCGGCAAGAATTCCCGCGATTGCGCCTAAGCCTTGTCCTAGCGCGCCCGGGTCCATAGCACCAAAATCTTTAACAACCGAAGCTATAATCTTAAGTGCAGCGCCGAGAATAACCAAGCCAACCGCTGTAGACAACATCCTAGTAGGCTCAAACTTACTCATAGCAAATAAGAACCCTGTAACTGCTGCCATGATAGCAACAAGCCCAACGAGGCCCTGGGCTAATTCGTTCCACCCAACACCGGCAAGATCCTTAACAACACTTGCCATGATTTTAACAGCAAGCGCTAGAATAACCAAAGCAGCGGCGTTCTTTATTAATCCTGGGCCGACGGTAAACGTAGACATCAGCTTAGAAACGCCAACTAATATACCAAGGATTACGGCAACACCGGTTAAACCTTTTGCTAGTTGTTCCCAACCAAGATCACCCAGCTTCTTTACCGCAGATGCTAGAATCAAAACTGCGATAGCAAGAAGTGCTAAGGATATTCCAAGACCTATGATTTTACCCATACTTGCGGGGTTAACCGTTTTGTTTAGTAGCCACATTGCTGTGACTAATTCAGTAACCAAAACCGTAATAGCACCTAGTGACGAATTAAGCCTTTCGGGGTCAATTTTAGACAGGACCATAAGCGACGCAGCAAGAAGTGCTATAGCTGCAGCGATCATAAGCAACGTTGTAGCCTTAAGCGTTGTTTGCATGTTTCGCATGGTGCCAAGTAGACCGTTATAAACCTTAGTAATATTACGTACAATTAGGTTTGCTCCGCCAGAAACCGCTTTTATATCTTTAAACCGCCATACCAATGTTCTTATTTGGAGAAATACGTTTTTAGCAATGGTTAAAGCACCAGCGATAAGCCCAGCTAATAGTGCCGAGTTTACTATGCCGATTGATTCGCCAAAGTTTAAGTTTTTTGCCCACTCACTTATTGACGGACCAACACCACTAATGAGGTCTTTAATAGAGTCAAGGAACGTGATAATTTTATCCTTGATGCCTGAAAGCTTGCTGCCGAAACCGCCAATGCTATCTCCCGCATCATCCGCTCCGCCCTTGAACGAGCTAAACCACTTTTTAGTAGCTGTAAATAAACCTTTTACGCTCTCAATCACGCTAGTAAATGTAACGCTAGAAAAGTCCCAAATTCCAGAAACTAAACCGGCAAAGAAACCAAGTACATTCTTGCTAATTTTAATTATATAAAGTAGACCGTCAGTCAGTTTAGAAAAGAAGGTATCTAGTCCCTTTCCTTCTTTCATAAGATCGCGGATCTTGACAATCCAGTCTGCAAATTTAACAGCAACATCGCTAACAACTCCGGACCCGGATGTAACTGATGCGAATAAGGTCTTGAACATCTCTACTATCTTTACCACAACCATGCGGCCAATGTCAAACAAAGCAAACAAGCCAGAGAAAATATGCTGAATCTTTTCAATCGTCGCATATTGGGGCTTTAAGCTCTCAAAGAAGTCTCGAATTTTAGCGGCAGTTTTAAGTAGTCGCTGTGCGTTGGAGTCCGCAGATGGTGGAAATATCTTTTGAAACGCGTACTTGATAGGATTTACTACCATCATAAGGGCCTCAAAAGCGGCTTTTACCGCACTGATAAGTACAACCACAGAGGGCTTAAATGGCATTAGGTCTAAACCATTAAGTCTGTCAATTATTTTACCACCAAAAACCTCTTGTAACTCAGTAAAGGCAGCAACTACCGGTTTAATAACCTTACCAAGCTGGTTGATCACCGGAGTAAGTGCATTAAATATATCACGCTTCTTCTTAAATTGTGGATCAGCAAAGGCCGCACCGATGCGAGACAGCGCTGCTCGCATGTTTGCTAGTGAACCTGTATAGGTCTCGTTAGCCTTTTTTGCATTCGCACCATAAGCATCGTTCATAGCATTTGAGAAAACATCAAATGAAATCTCGCCTGCTGAGACCATGTCTCGAACTGCGCGCTCGGAAATACCCATAGATTTAGCAAGCGTCGCTGCAACGTTTAGTCCGCGGCTAGAAATTTGGTTAAGCTGATCACCCATAAGACGACCATTACCCGCAACTGTTGTAAATATGCGAGCGGTGTCTTCATAAGAGCTATTGGTCATGGATGCGACACCAGATATACCACGAAGACTAGACTGCATGTCGTCGCCTAGCGTTACACCAGAGGCAGAAAGTTGTGACGCTGCGGCAGCTGCTGCGTCCAAGCCGTAAGCAGTGTCTTTAACGCCATACAGAGCATCGGACATAGCCCTTTTAACGTCTACACCAAGGCCCCGAAATTGGAACTTTGCTTGCTCGATGCTTAGGGCACGCTTCTTACCACCCGCCCATAATGGATCAAGGGCCGCTCCGAGCATCTTCTTACCAAAATCAATCACTCCACCAGTAAGCTTCTGGATTGCCGAGAAACCAATAGCGCCTAGGGCTCCGAACTTGGAAGCAATATTGTCAACACCGTCGGCCATTCCTGCGAGAGAGAAATTCTTTCCAGCAACGTCAAGGTCTTGAATATTCTTTGCTGCGGCTTCTAGATTAAGGCTCTTCTTAAGGTCGCCAAGAGTGTCAATAGAGTCCTTAACACCATTTTCAAACTGACCATTATCGAACTTCATCTCAACAATATAGTCATCAATTTCACTACTCATGAAGAACTCACCTCCTTCCAGAGCTGATCTGCAATCTTATCAAATATAGGACGAATGGCGGGGTTGATGTAATCGCGGCCTTGAACATAACCGCCTGTTCCAGTTCCGTGTCCGTATTGTAACATGACCGCAATTGGTGGGCCTCCAAAATCGTTAGAATTTACCCAATTCAACGAATATGAACCGTTGCGATGCTCAATTACATAGCCCCAAGAAGCAGCCGTAAGACCGGAGTCGACTGGCGTCACCGAAACAAGAGCCGAAACGCCTTCACGGCCGAGACGGTCTAAAGAAGCGAACATTCGATCCTTAGCTAAATTCTTCAGAAATTGATCGGTACGTTTGAAATTGCCCTTGTGTTCGAACGATATCATATCAACTCCTTTTGGTTTTAGTTGGCTTCGAGGGCTTCTACACGAGTAAGTAAAGCGTCATATTTGGCCTCTAGTTCAATGCGCTTTTCCCTCTCGTTGACCATTGCCTGCTGTGCGGCGGCGATCATTGCGGGGTAGGCGAGTGCGTCCGGGGCACCATTGGTGTCATACAGCACGAACTCCGTGAGCCCAGCCGCATGTACCTCTTCCGCAATGAATCCGGGATTGCGCACCAGGGCCGGAATATCTTCGTCGTCCCAGTCGATAGTCTCGCCGTTGCCCTGCCTAGTAAGCAGGGAAGCCATTGCCTCTGATGTGGCTTTGTCGTGCCACGTCTTTGGTTGGAGGGTAAGGAACTTGTCGCCCCAGTCCAATGGGGCTGGCTCCTCTGAGATTTTGTATCTGCGTGACGAGGTTGAACGACCAAGCGTGCCATAGCTGGTGATGTACATATTTGCGGAACCGGAGTAGGTGCGGTTATAGACGGACCTAGAAGTTACTTGCTCACCAGAACCGTCAGCGCGAAGTCTAATTCTAGTGCCATAGCCTGGCCCTTGATATAGTCGGAGTTCGCCGTTGCCTCTGATGTACTGGCCAGTGATAGTCACGTCGTTGATCTCCGTAGAGCCACCATCTGAGGTAATAACTCTCTCCCACGACGTCCATGAATTGTTTCTTTGTTGACGCATGTACGACCGTGGGGTGTAGTCATCTAGCGTCCACGCTAGTTGGTGAGTGTAGGTGGACGCATAATTTATCACCATCACGTAATAGTAGGAACCGTCGGGGGCGTTTGACATGCCGCCTCCCGAGTACCACCCCGTCTCAAGCACGTTGTTCATGTTGCTGCCCGAGATGGTGCGATATTGTTGAGCCCGCAAGCGATC